TCTCGATCAACACAGCCAACACCCGCTACGGTGTCTGCTAAAGACATAGTGGCAGGAGCCTCTGCTCCTTGATACGCAACAATGCTGTGCTTACCAAAGATAATTAACAATCCGTTGTGTGCCGCTAGCGCTACAATCTCGTCGTAACCGTCAGGCCAAACTTTTGAGATATCAATAGATCCGCTAGTACCGCCCGTCCAATCTTGACCTATCAATAGATCAGACCAGAAAACAGTAGATTTGTTGTTAGCTATATCAGCACACCAAAGACGACCATATGCGGCTAGCACCTCATTGGCTTTTGGTATGTCAGATGCACCAGAGGCACCCGTTACTGTACTTAACTTAACAACTGAACCACCTGCATTGTCATAAACAAGCGGTTCGTAAGTGCGTTGGAAAAAATAAATCTTGTCATTAAAGGTAACCAGCTTCCAGTTATCAGCAGTAATTGTGTAGCTACCTGGAGTCTCATCAACTAACGTAGTTGTGCCACTAATAATCTTGTTGTTGCCAACAGAAAATATCTTTGTGTTTCCGCCGTCATCCCTAAACTCTTTAATAGCTCGCAAAGAATCAGTGCCAAGTACAGTTTTATTGGTTGTAGTAACTGTATGACCCTTGCGAGCGGCAATACGGCCTCGCTTATCAATAACAGCATTATCTGCAATCTCAGCAAAAGACGGGTCTTGCGCCAGAGGAGAGTCCTCGGTGTTAACGCCCTTAAATGCTGGAGCTACAAGATTAATGCTTTGTAGTTGTTGTGCCATATCAGACCGTCCTAAATATCATCTCTTCTGGATGCTTGGCCGCATCTATTGCAATCGCATCAGATAGAAACTTATCAGCAACAGCAAAGTATTCAGCCGCTGTTGTACCGCCAACTTCTCCTCGCTCTCTAGCTAGTAGTGCAACAGCCAAATGAATAACTGGAGCAGACGGAACAAGAAGGCTATCTGTATTGCTAGAAAGGTCAGCCTGTCTTTTGATGACATCGAATCGAAGGCTGTATACGCCGTCAGGTGTTGGCCCAATTAAAACTTGAGTGTCGCCACTAGAATCCAAACCATTGTAGGTAAAGTATTTAGGCGCACCTTCTGAGGCATTTGATATATACAGTGCGTCGTTAAAGTAATTTTTAGTTTGATACTCGATAAAGCAGTTTTGAGTATCATTAATTACTGACATTACTTTTACGTTGTCACCAGATCCTGTTAGCGAATAGGTATTGTCCGAAGCGGTTGTTGAGATCGTGATTGTTTCTCGCAAAGCAGACCAATCATTAGACTCTTCCACAATCTTCTTGGCGTCATTAATAAAGTCACTAACCATCTTTGAGTATGTGGTTGCGGTGACTGACGTTACCTCTTCTTCGCGGAGACGACGAAGCACGTTATTCATTAAGTTAAGATACGTCATACAAGCATTCCTTGTTTTTTACCGCCCATCCCCATGATTAAAAGCCTATCAATTTCCTTGTTAGGATCTGTTCTTTGTTCTGGCTTTAACAGCTCAACACCTCGAGGCGCGTAATCAAACGTCTTTTCAAACGGCCTATACGGTTGCGGTCTTGGCGCGGCAGGAGCACTGCCAAGGCCACCTGCACCTATTGCGGCAAGCAATCCAGTGCTAGACATAATGATGTCTTCTAGCCTCTGGCTTTCTTCTCCAATAGTGCCTGTAATCCCCGCCTGCCCTGTAAGAATATCCTGCTGGCCTTCTTCGAGCCCCGTTAAACTAAGAGCCAAGTTATCAGTTAATGTTTGAAAAGCCCTGTCTACATTTTCTTGCGTTGATATCCCTGTTAAAGCATTACTTAACAAAGTTTTCATTTGCTCTGTTGTTATGTTTTCAGGGATAAGGTTTGCAATTTGATCGAGTTGAGACGGAGTAAAATTAAAGTCAGTAAGCGCTGACTGAATATCCTCTGGCGTTGCAATATCTATTGCATCCTCGCCAATCAAGCCAGCCGCAAGAAGGTCATCACGAAGGCCGCTAATATCATCAATAGTTGCAAAGGTTGCGTCTTCACCTAGCAATCCTGAATCCGTTAACGTAGCGATTAGATTGTTTAAGTCTTCTTGGTTTGCAATGGTTATGTCTTCACCAATAACACCAGAAGCAATTAACTCATCCCGAAGATTAGAGAGCTCTTGCGAAGTAGCTAGTAATGAAGCGCCTTCAGCATCAACAAGGCCTATGTCTTGAAGCGTGCTTAAAAACTGATCGGTAACATCCTGTTGTATTACATTGCCTTCAGCATCAACGATTCCTGCACCTTGTAGAGCAAGCAAAACATCGCCAGGAACATCTAAAGAAAGCTGACCTTCAGCATCAACTAATCCAATGGTTTGCAACGCTGATATGACGCCGCCTTCAATATCTGGCGCTTCTTGACGTATAAGGTTGCCTTCCTCGTCTACTAAGCCAATGCCCTGAAGGGTGCTTAAAAATTGACCAGTAACGTCTTGTTGAATGACATTACCTTCGGCATCAACAACTCCCGCATCTTGCAAAGCAAGTAAAACATCACCAGGAATATCTAAAGCTAACTGCCCGTCACTATCGACTAATCCAACAGACTGCAAGGCAGACATAACGCCGCCTTCAATATCAGGGGGTTCAGGCGTAATGACATTGCCCTCAGCATCAATAATCCCCGCTGACGTTAACGCTGAAAGCACCTCGCTTTGCACGTTAGGAATAACCTGCTGAACAAACTCGCCATCCTCATTTAGAATGCCAACGCTAGTTAAAGCCGCAACAATATCACTCTGAAGATCAGGCCGAATAACATTGCCTTTATCGTCAATAATTCCAGCAGATATCAGTGCAGAGGTAACGCCACCTGCTATATCCCCTACTGTTGCTAGTGACGCATCATTAATAATGTCTGCAAACAAACCCTGTATTACTGAATATTGCTCATCAGTAAATAAAGACACAGGCGGCTCTTGAATCGAGCGATCATCACCAACTGTTCTTGAGTCTGGAGGATCTTCATTTGGATCAGGATCAGGGTCAGGATCGGGGTCAGGATCAGGATCAGGGTCAGGGTCAGGATCGGGGTCACTATCTACATCAAAATCAGGAGGATCAACAATAACAGTAGCATCGTCTTTGTCTGAGTCTATCCCTGGCAAAGCTCCTTCAAAAACATCTACGATTTCTTCTTCATCTTCGTCTGCTGTGTCCTCAGCAAAGGGCAGTTGATCTTCGCTTGCCGCACCAGAATCGACCAAGATATCGCGAGCTGTAGAATAAATAACACCGCCCGGCAGAGTTTCTAAGATAACTTGACTAAGCCAATCAGGTATACCGCTAGGAAAGCTTCCAGAAAAAACACCACCAATAATAGTGCCTGCCTGCTTTGGATCTGCCGCCGCTTCTAAAATTCCACTTAAAATATCATCGACTTGATTTTGTATTTCATCGGTAATAGCGCCACCAGCATTTACAATGATAGAGCCGATATCGCTTAGGATCTCTGTTAAGTCACCTTCTTCGATTGCCGTTGAAATATCGGTTTCGGCTACTATGTCGTTTAGTTTATCTATTGCCTCACCTACAGTAGGCAAGAAAATAACGCCCGCAGTAGGCAACCAACTAGGCAAAGAAATGCCAGGAATGTAAGGAACAAGAAAATCTAAAATGCCGGGTACTTTTTCAGTTATTGGATTGCCTTCAGCATCTAATACTGGGTTTCCTTCATTATCTAAAACAGGAGTTTCGGTTCCAAAAATTTGACCGCCTGACTTTAAAATGTCTTCCATTCTGACAGAAACACCAGCCCCGCCAGTAAGAACAATTGTCTCCCCCGTTGTTGGGTGAGTTGCGCTACTAACAGAAGATCCTGCTGTTGGGCCTACAAATCCCATGACAGCTTCTTCAAGAAACTGCTGGGTGTATTCACCTTGAGGCTCTGCTAGTTCAGATATCTGATCTGGGTTATTAACTAAAGTAGATAGGATGTTGTTAGCTTCTTCGACAGAAGTCTGAACCCTTTGCTCTTCAACCCATTCGTTAATGCCGCCTTGGTCAACTACTTCGTTAACAATAGAGTTAAGCCGAGACAAGCTATCCTCATCGCCCAAGGTTATTCCTTGTAGCTCTTCTAAAATATCGCTATCAACCCCTTCAGGAACGTCTCCAGAAAGAATGATAGACACTAGCTCCCCTAGCATTTGAGCTTGTGGAGTATCTATATAGACAAGCTCTGCGGGATCTCCGCCTCTAATAGGATTAATAAAATAATCCTCAAAGAAGTTAATAAAAATATCGTTTTCAGGAGGGGGATCTCCTATTTCTGATTGACCAGTAAGCATACCGCCTGAATACTGTTTTTCTGCTTGCCTTAACTTTTCTTTGGCTTCATTTAGCTTTTCAGTTCGCAAGTCAATAAGCTCTTGATTACCGGCATTTAAAGCCAAATCAAGTTTTTCTTGAAACCTTAAAACAGTATTTCTTGCTTTTCTTAATTCAGGAGAAACAGCCATTTACTTTTCCCTTGATACGCCGTTTACTTTTTCGTAGCTACGCATAGCCCCAAGACCCAACATACCCATCAACACTGGCATCATCCCACTGAGATCCAAAGCTGGAACAATGACATTAGAATTACTAAAGACGAGTACAAAGTTAGCCATAGGAATAAACAGATAATTACAACCCAAACCAACGCAACATACCCAGCCAACAGCAGGTCGCCAGCCAGCAACAAATA